AAGTTGTTGCAGCACCTGCAGTAAATGTAAATGAGGAACCTGCCCCAACTGGTCTATGAGCCATTATTTTAAATACAACACTTTTAGTTATTTATAAATTGCAAATTACCTACTAATTTCTTCCCAGTCCATAGAAGCGTGAATATCTGCACCATTAGCATCAGAAGCACATACAATAGAAAGTTCATAAGGTGTTCCAGTTAGTGCATTTCTTTCTAACTGAAACTTAAATAATGCCTCTTTAAGAATATCTACTGATGATGAACCTTGATTGGAACCATACGTATATCCAGATGCTAATATTCTTCCACCAGTATAAGTTCCTCCACCAATCTTATATTCAACAGCACTATCGCCACCAGCATCATTCCAAGTTCCACCATTAGATGTCCCACTTGCTCTTACTTGCCAGTTATAAGTTGCATTGTTTGTAATACCTAAAATAGAAAGTGCAGTTAGAATTACGATTGCATCTAATCTATTTGGTGTTGCTTTAAGACGAATTGATGCGACTGTGTAATAGGTTCCTGCGGTTGTTAAATCAACTGGTGTTTGAACTGGTGTTCCTACTGCTTGCTGTAATCCACGAAGTTCATAACCACCTTCGGAAATTACAGTAGAACAAACTTGTTTGAGTGTACTTGCACTAGTTGTAATTCCAGTATTTGCAATCTCATACCTCAAAGGTAATGATGCTGTTGTGATATAAGTTGTATTGATAAGATTTGCGTGATGGAATGAATGGCAGTGAATAAATTGCCCATTAACTACAAATCCTAATCTTACAGTTCCAAGTCCTAACCATTCAATATCCATCCACATAATCTGTGCTTTGCTGATATCTAATGTGACACCAGATGGATTAAGATGCCCAGGACCAAGCATCGTATCAACATTCCATTCGTGTTGAGATTTTCTAGTTTCTGTTGTAATTCCTGGTACAAAAGTTCTTTCTACAAAATATAAAGTACTTCCATCAAGTTCAAGATACATTCCATTATCTGCACCATAATATCCTACTCTTTGGCGAAGATTTTCTTTTGCTGGATTCATTACGAATGTATTCAATACCTGTAATGATTTTCCTGGTTGATATGAGAATACTTTTGTTGTTTCTCTGATGACTGATGCGGTACTTCCCACCCCAACAGTCATATTAATCAAACCTTGTGCAGTTACAAATCCAACTGTTGAACCAGTTCCTACAACTAAACCACTCCAAAGATTATTGTCTCTATATCTGTGAGAACTATCAAAAAGTGTGAGTGGGGTAGACATTCTTTGTCTACCAAATGCATCTGTTGCTATTGGTGGTAATTCAATATCAACTGATCCAGTAACTGGAAATGGATTTGTGGTGCTGACTGGTGAATTATTGAGGTTGATTGATACTTGTCCAGTGGTTCCAATACCTACGGTATTCAGTAATGTAGAAATACCGACTGGAAGATATGGAGTTGTTAATGTTCCACCTGTCCCAACTTCAACTATGTGATTATGAATTGGATTATCTGGAGTGCTCGTAACTGTTACTATTCCGGGAATACTGATATCACCATTAATTGTAATATTAGAACTTCCAAGAGATACTGGAAATGGGTTATCAAAAGAAACTGGACTGCCATCTTTTGTGGCAATCATATTAACTTCAAAAAGACTCCTTTCCTGATTTAAATAATCTTGTTCTACTTTATTCCACTGGGCCATTTATCAATCAATCCATTCTAACTTTGATGGGTGATATCTTTGTGCGTTTTTGATGTTTAAATTTTTTTCTGCAACTGGATAAATCTGATGAACAACTGCTCCGGGATAATCGGATTGCAATTGCTCACCAAGGTCTCTTGTAGATGGAATTCCAGTTTTTGTGACTAGTTCAAGTCTATAAAAGTTTCCATTCCACATTACATCAGCAATATATTCTTCACCAACTTGTTGTACTTGAGGTTCAGAATTATTAATATAAAGATTACCGTTAAAATCTCCGGCAATACTTATACTTTCTGAAAGAAATTGTTTGAATGATTTCATTCTTCCTCTATTTCTTCATTATCTCCATTAAACATTGAATTTGCTATAATTGGGCGAAATTCGTCAATTTTTTCTGCTGATTTTGTAAAAAGAAGTTCTTTAATTTTGTCGCTGATTTGTGAAGGTGATTCATCTGCAACAATCATATCAAGAAGGTCATCCATTTTAATACCTAAGTAATTTTCTTTATTTATATCTCTCCACCCTTAGGCATTTCTACTGGTTTTGCATTTATTTCGGTAGAAGAAGCATTGAGTTCTGGTTCCATAACGGGTTGTCCCAAATCCATTTGTGATGTTTGGTCTAAAGGCATACCAGTATTTGGATCTATTGGTTGATTTGGATCTGGAATTATTCCATCTTCGATTTCTTTCTTCATAATTTTATCTTGCTCAATAATTTCTTCATCAGTTTGACGCAAGATTTTTCTTCTTAAGTAATCTTGAGAAAAATATCTACCTACATATGGTTCTGCAACTTGAACCATATTCAGTCTTTCATTGAGAAGTTCCGCATCTTTAAGTTCTGCAAAATGATTATCATATAGAAAATCATATTGAATGTGCTCTTCCATAATATCCCAATCTTTTGGGGTAATAATATTCTTAAGAATCAATTGAGTTCTAAGCATATCGTGGAACATATATGAGAATCTCTTTCTCAAACGAGAAACAAATTTACTGAATTTAACTTCATCTCTAAGAATTTCTGAAGAACGTCCAAGATTGAATCCACCTTCCCCATCCATTCTTGAGGGTGGAACATTTAAAGAACGATATAGTTTTTTCTTAAAGTATTCTATGTCAGTAATTTCCCCTAGGTTTTGTCCCCCAGGAAGAGTAGAGATTTCTGTACCCCTACCACCTTCACGACGAGGAAGCCAAAAATCTTCCAACATAGACATAAATTTTTTATCATCACGAATTTCTCCTGTATTTGCATCATATACAAGTTTATTACGGTATCTCATCATAACATCACGAAGATACTGTTCTGCCTTAACCTTTGGTAGATTACCTACATCGATATAGAAAATTCTACGCTCCGGAGCACGAGATAAACGATAAATTACTAATGAGTCTTCAATCATTCTCAATTGATTAAGAGACTTAATTGCTTTATGTAAATAGGAAAGAGTTGATCCTTTGTTTCTATCTACAAGACCAGAAGTGCAATAAGTAATTGAATCTTTAGACATTTTAATCCCTTGAGATCCTCCCATAGAAGAAGGATTTCCTGTAGGATATGTTGATTTTGGACTATACACAAAATATTCCTCTATCTGAGGAAACTCAAAGTCCATAGGATTATCGCTATTAATATTGGATACTCTATACTTATCTTTTTCGCTTTTTTTCTGCTGCCTTACATACCTCATTTTCATTGGGTCTATGTAACGCAACTCTTGAATTCCTTCGTGTGGATTTTTTAAATCAATAACTTTATGATAATAAAGTCTTCCATCAATATACCAATTTCTATAAATTTCGTGAGACTTTTTATCAAAATCTAATAGTGAAAGAATATATTTAAATTCTTGCCTAATTTTCTTTTTAATACCATCACTAGCATTTAGATTTGAAAGTTCAATTTCTATTGGAGTATCATTCGTATCTGATACAATTGCTTCATTTACAATATCTTCAATTGCACTATCACACTCTGGGTGAAGTGCCATTTCACGATATCTTTTAATTAAATCAAATTCTGTTCTATATACTCCTTCAATATCTACATAAGAACCAAAAAAACCACTACTCAAGTAGTGGTCAGTCCCATCCTCATTATTTTCGGGGACAGGACTAACAACACCTTGAGATAATGGTTCATTATCTTCAATAGAAAATCCAAACAATCTTGCCATAATTTATTTTTTTATGCCTTTGGTCTATTTATCAGACTTTAGATGCTGTAGCTGAACTTATAATCTCGTAAGATTGAACTTGGAACTCTACAGTAAATTCTTCAATAGTATCTCCACTATCATAAGATAAATCAATTGGAGATACGCTGGTTGGGAAAATATCAATAAATTGATATGCTGCTAAAATAGAACTATCTGAACCTGAATTGGTAGTGCTATTTAGGGTAGAACCTCTTCCAAGTTGATAAACAGTTGCATTGCTCATATAAGCACTAGGGTTTGTGGCACCCAAATTATTATCAAGTTTTGCAATTAGTTCTGTCCAAGATTCAAAGGCTCTTCTCAATTTGAAATCTTCATCATTAATAATAGTTACAGTCCAAGCATCAATTGTTCTATCTCCAGCAACTTTAAATGATCTTCCTCTGAATGGAACATCTATACTTGCAACATTTGAACCGGGTAAAGCAGCTGCTTTACATAGATACTTAAATTTATCTGCGTCCCAACTAATTCCTGTTGGAAAAGTTGTTAATTCAACTTCGAATAAATTTGGACGAGCACCGCCACCAGTTAGAGCACTTTTGAAATCAGAGATTGTTTTAAGTCTTGCCACGATTGTTACCTCCTTGAGTTATTTGTTGAATAATAATATCAAACAGTACCTGCAACCTCTTCAAAACTTACTCCAGTACGAGTTGCAACAAAAGTAAGAGTTACATAATTAATAGATTTTGCTGGTTTTAAGAAAATATCCGCTCTAAATTCATTGTTATCAATAACATCTGGTGTATTATTTGTGGTATCACAAACAACGAAGAATCCATACAAACCTCTCTTTGCTTGAACATCACGGAGATAAGGTTCAACAATATTCTTAAAGTTTGCTCTGGTTAGTTCGTCGTTCAGTTCAAACAGTTGTGCTTGAGCAGCTCTTTGAAGTGCTTGCTCAATAGTGAGGAACAAGCGACGAACATTGATTCTATCGAATGCCGAAGCATATCCAAGAGCAGTCTTATCACCAAAGAGAAGAGTTCCAATTCCAGGTTGAGTTACGATAGCATTAATTCTTTGTGGATAGAGTTGATCTCTTTGTGCCTTACTTGGATTATAAGCAAGTTTGATAGCATTGTTAATAATTCCTCTTTGCTGTCCAGCAGGAGAGAACCAAGGATATGCAACAATGTTAGTGCGACACATTAGACCTGCAACATCAGCGTTACAAGGAATATATACGAACTTATTATTAAATCTATCATAAGTGTACTTATATCCACTATCAAATACCGCATAAGATGAAGATGGTAAAGAACTATTGACTCCACTAAAGAACTTAATAAGATTTGTTGTCTGAGTTGTTGTATTAGTTTGTCCAACTAAATCAGATCTATGTGGTCCAATCACAGCAATACAGTCTTTTCTTTGCTCTGCAAGTGAGATTAAATAACCTGCTTTTGCTTGAGACTGTGATACAGAATCCAATCCAGGACCCATAATCAGATAATCAACTTGAACTTCATCTTTGTTGGAGAACTTATCGTAAGATGTGATCAAATCTGCAAGAGTTGGTTTCATCCCGCCAGCAGAGGAATAATCAACACCACCGGTTAAGGTATATGTTTTGTTTCCAATTGCACTAAATGTTATATCTTGTGCAGATGATCCCCAAAGACCATTTGCAGTAGAAACTGGGGTGAATGAAGCAGAAGCAACACCAGAATACGTTGTAAATCCAGTTGCTCTTGGTGCTGTTCCCCAGTAAGAATCCGCTGCACTTGAAGGATTTCCACCAGCATAAACTTGAGATGAGAAATCTGCAAGATATTGCTCATACCAAATCTTTTGTGGGGAATTGACCGCTGAAACTGAATCTAGTGCTTTGGATAGACCAACGTGCTTCTCAAGAAGAGTTCCTTGATTGCCAGTAATAGATCCGAGATCATCAACAACTACAACGTGAATTGCATCATTCTTACCGTTTCTCTCAAGAACATATTGGTTTGAAACTGGTTTTGGTGCAATAGACTTCCAATAAATTGTAGTATTTGTTAAACCTAAAGTTTGGTTATTGTACCAATCGGATACCGATGTTGCGCTAGCTGTAGTTCCTGTATTAATACCGGAATTATTTACAAAGGTAAGAGTTGAAGATGCTACATATGAAGCAAATTCCGAACTTTCTGCATAACTAATTTGAGTCTCAGTTCCTGCGGAAGAAACTCTTGATACAATTTTTACGTCAATGCTACTTGCACTATTAGTTGCATCTGTTGTAATACCAGTAATAATACCTTTTAAGTATCCATTAAAAGTTGAAGTTGTTCCTGCGCCAGGAACAACAACATTATTGAGTACAGCAGTAACACCAAAACCAATTTGTACTCCAAGAGCACCAACATTGGTTGTTGTAATACCAATAGTTTGATCTGCTAGATCATCAATAACACAGACTTTAAGACCATTTGCCCAAGAACCTGGATTCTTCGCAGCAAATGTAAAGTTGTTTCCTTCCGAATGATTATTAATATAATCATCGTAATTGTCAATATCTAAAGATGTTGTTGATGCAGCACCAACACCGGCATTTGCGTTGTTGAGGGTTGCTCCACCAGTTCTAACAACTTTAAGAACACCGCCATAAGAGAGATAAGAAGATGCACTCATCCAATATTCATATTGCGCATCAGTCGAAATTGGTTTTCCGAAAGTATTGATTAAATCTTGCTCAGTTGTAATATCAATTGGATAATTAACAGGACCGATTGGAAAGGGACCTGCAATTGCTCCAATATTATCTAAAACATTATCAGCTCTTCCTACAGTTAAGTCAACCTCTCTGACGAGTACGCCTGGAGATAATTGAGGAGTCGCCATTTTTTTCTCCGTAAAATCTCAGTTTATCTAAAAAATATTTATTAAAAAAATACTTTACGCAGGGGAAACTTGACGTGAATATTTACCAATCTGGATATTCCCACTTACCTATAACGTTTGATGTTATTTTATTCGCAACTATTCTTTTTATTGTGCAATTTTTGCATTCATATGAATATGATGATGCTACTGGACCTCTATCTTTTCTTGTTCTATAAAATCCATCTATCAAATTTTTTATTTCCCCACACACTCTACATTTTCTATCCGTGAGAAGTAAATGACCGAATTTTATCTGAGTGTTTATGTCCATTACATATATTCCCACATATATGACCTATCTCCATATTCGTCAACAAACCATCTATCTCCATCATTATCTACAAAACTACTACTATCTAATCCGTCAGATATAAATCCAAATGGCGACATATCTTGTTCTATTTGATTTTTTTGCTCTTCATATAAACGCTTTCTTACGTCTTGATCTGTAAGTTCTTTGAAATAATCTTGAGCCACTAACCAAGCATAGATTACTAAGCACATTGCAAGGTCATCATTACAACCCTCTTCTGCTTCAAAGGAATTGTGTTTTTGGATAAATGTGGTGAGTTCTGCAATAATCTCATAATCATTTAAAAATAACTTATTCTCTTCAATCATTGTTTTGAGATTAAGACATCCGACTTTTTTTACCGTCTTTGACATCTTGACCCCAAGTTGAGTTTTCTTTCCAGAAAATCCTTGACCTACAATTTGACCTGCTCTTCCCCTCATTGAGCACATTAGTAAATTTTTATATTCTAAATCATATTGAAGAATGCTTGCCACTTGATCCCCGACATCATTAACTTCACATAACACATAAGCATCATTATAACTTTTTCCAACTTCATCAATAATACTTGGAAAAAGCATAGGTTTTATTTCATTATTTCTATACTTTGCAACTACTTTGTGGGGAAATTCTGTTATATCAACAACAGTAAATGCTGAGTAATCATTTCCTACTCCTCTTGCAACATCTACTGTAATAAGATAATCATGGTTATCTTCAGGATCCACATAAACATCCAATCCCGCACTGCGTGTCTTGGGATGATCATAAACAAGTGATCTTAGTTTTGATGGAGCAATTAAAGTATCAACAGATCCTAAAAATTCACATTCAAACTCAACTTTAAATTGTTGTTCCGAAGTGTTTGATATGGTTTGCTTTTTCCATTCCTCATCTCTTCCAGGAACTTCACTCCAATGAACGTCTGTGAATACATACTCATTCTTACCTTTTTCTGCATCATGCCACATTCGGTAGAAATGATTCATACCATGTGGAGTTGATACTATAATTACTTTTGTATTTTTACCTGAAGTAATCGTAGGATAAACCGAAGCAAAGAATGAATCTGCAATATGATTTGGGACGAACGCAAATTCATCCAAAAATAAAATGTTGAATGACATACCACGAACTGCAGAAGCAGAAGTAGAAGCAGCCAAGATTTTACTTCCATTTTCAAGTTCCAAAGAACCCTTGTTCCAAGAGATAATTCCTTGTTGCATCCACTTTGGTAAATTTTCATATGCTGTCTGCAATCTATCTAACAGTTCTCTAGCGGTCGCTGCTTTGTTTGCTAGTATGCCTATATTTACATTATCATTGAATACTGCATAGTGTAAGAGAAAAGATACTACTGTAGTTGATTTTCCCGTCTGACGAGGCATCTTACAGATATTAAATCTGTTCGCATGAAATTTATTTACAAGTTTTTCTTGAAATGGATACATTTTAAATGGTTGCAATCCATGATCAAGAGTTACAATTTTTACATAATTTTTTGCAAAATAAACAGGATCACTCATGCATTTAGAAATTTCAAGAATTTGCTCTTCAGTAAATTCGTGAGTGGTATTCGCTTTTTTTAATAACGGATTGCCAAGATAAACATCATTATTTGTCATAACGAACTCCTAAAAATTAATTACAATTCCAACGTCTAAGTGCTTTATTAATTCTACTATCTGGATCTCTTGCTGTTTTTGTTGAAGTAAGTTTAGACTTCATTCCGGACATACGACGGCAAAATGATTTACGACGATCCGATCTCTTACCTGTAGGATTTTTTTCAGTTACTGCAGTTT